GCGCATTATTAACAATTACAACGACTTAATGGTTGACGCTATTGAGCAGCTGCAATTGCTTGAGGGATTGCCACCAACGCAAAAAGCGGCAAGGTTGCGGTCAGTTTTAGGGCAGTTGAAGGCCAGCATTAGTCAATGGGCAAAAAGCAGCACGTCGCTGTCAATTGCTGAACTAGAAGAGTTGGCAGGCGTTGAAGCTGGTTTTGTTGAGCGTCAGCTGAGGAAAGCGCTTCCGGCTGGAATGCGTGATCAGGTTAATGAGGTTGTGATTTCGCCGAACTTTGCGGAAGCATTGGTAACGGTTGATCCGACGCAACGCGGCATCGTTTCCCTTAGCGATGATTTAGAGGCTGCAGTGACTGGAGCGCCTGCAGCATTAAGGGTGACGATTGCTGATGGCGTGACATTGACTCTGCCTAATGGGCAAGTATTGAAAAAGGCGTTTGAAGATTTAGGCGAACGTCAAACCGCATTGTTTGGTCAAGCTGTGCGCAACGGACTGCAGCAAGGCGAAACGACTGAATCCATTGTCAAAAGGCTGAAAGGTCGCTTGCAGAAAGGGCAGCCTGGAAGCATTAATCAGATCTTGGCGGCAGGCGGTCAGGCGACAATTCCGGCAGACAATCAGATCAGAACGCTGATCAGAACCAGCATCAATCAAGTTGCCAATGCCGCAAGTGAAAAGGTGTTTGAGGCAAATCAAGAGGTAACCAAAAAATATAAGTACAGCGCCACGTTGGATGGTCGAACGTCTGCAATCTGCAGGGCTTTAGACGGAACGATCCATGAGTATGGCAAGGGACCAGTGCCGCCACAGCATTTCAACTGTCGGTCTCAGATTGTGCCCATTGTTGATTACGAGGGACTTGAGATTGAGCCGCCGCCAGAAGATGAGCGGGCAAGTGCAAGCGGGTTGGTTCCTGAAAGCACGACTTATGGGCAATGGCTCGAAGACTTGCCGGAAAAAGAACGCAAAGAAATCTTGGGGCCTCGCTTCAAATACTTCGATTATTTGTCTAAAAAGATTGGCCCGACCGATGCCATCCGCAGATTTGTTAGAGAGGATGGGTCAGAGCTAACCTTGGCGGAGTTGCAAAGTCGTTATGCCGAAGCTGCCGAGTAAGTATCAATTCACGGTGCAAGGCGAAAAGCCAAAAGCCGCTGCAAAAAAGAAGGCTGTAAAGGCCGAGCCAGCAAAGGAGGCTGAGTGATGCCACGTTATAGCGGCCCTAAAAAACCACAAAAGCCAGCAGGCAAGAAAAAGAAGGGAGGCAAGAAAAAATGAAAAAAGGATCTCGCGTTAGCTGGACTTACGGCGGCAAGCGCACCTATGGCACTGTGACGTCTGTCAAAGGCGAGGGTGTTTACAACATCAAAGGCCCTTCTGGCGGAACGGTGACACGTCGCGGCGCCAAGGGTGATCCGATTGTGGCCATTAAATCTGAAAGCACAGGAAACCCTGTACTGAAGAAACGCTCTGAGCTTCGAGCAGCACCAAAACGCAAATGACGATTCAGCGCGGCGGTCACACCTTTAAGGGCTACGACAAGCCCATAAAGACGCCAAGTCATCCAAGCGGCAAATCACATGCCGTTGTTATTAATGATGGCGGCAAGCCGCGTTTGATTCGTTTTGGTCAGCAGGGGGCAAAGACCAAGCCGCCTCGCAAGGGCGAGAGTGCTGCCGACAAGGCAAAACGCGCTTCATTTAAAAAGCGTCATGCAAAGAATATCGCGAAGGGGAAAACATCTGCTGCATATTGGGCAGACAAAGTAAAGTGGTGATGTAATTAACCTTACGGGTTATTCATGTCTGACGAACAACTGCAAGAGACTACGTCTTCTGCACCGCAAAACAATCCTGAGCTTGATGCGCTGAAAAATAGCATTCAAGCTCTTGAGAAGAAAAACTACGAATTGATCGGCAAGCTAAAAGACGCGAAGGCTGTTCCCGATGGTGTTGATGTTCAGGAGTTACTGGACTTCAAAGCTAAGGCAGAGCAAGCAGACCTGGAAAAACAAGGCAAGTATTCCGAAGCTAGACAGGCTTTGGAGCAGCAGTTCCGTGAGGCGTCGGAGGCGAAGGACAAGCGCATCTCAGAACTAGAAGAGCGAGTGAGAGAGCTTGAGTTGATCGCTCCGGCAAATTCTGCCTTGGCTGATGTTGTGCATGATCCCAGCATCGTGTTCAAGGCTGAGCTGCTGAAGCCAAATCAAATTGAGCGCGAAGCTGACGGCACTGTTGTTGTCGTCAATGGTTACGAGCGCAAGCCAATCAGCGAATGGGCCAAAACGTTGCCTAGTTATATGCAGAAAGCGCCAAAGCCACAAGGCAGTGGTGCGCCTTCTGGTCGAAGCGCTAGCGGCGACATTCCAGCAGGAACTAAGAACCCGTTTGCCAAAGATACGTTCAACCTCACCGAACAATCACGGCTATTCAGAACTGATCGGGATTTGTATGAAAGGTTGAAAGCTGCTGCGAACCGTTAATATGCGAGATAAGGCAAAGCTACGCAGAGCCGTTCGGGTTACGCCCACAC